AAGAATGGACCTCCAAAAAAGTTACTGATAAGAAGATAGCGACACTTACACCCGCTTCTTTAATTCTCACAAACAACATCCTTAAGGAGTTTGGGCAGTCTGTAGTGCAGAGTTCGCTGCACATACGCCATCTTGTTACCAATAAACTGCTTTTAGAGACGGAAAACCCAGATCCTCGTGTACGTATGCGTGCATTAGAGCTGTTGGGTAAGATATCTGACGTTGGATTGTTCGCAGAGAAGTCCGAAGTTACCATAACTCACCAGTCTACAGACGATCTGAGGGCTAAATTACGTGAAAAACTGCAAAAACTGAACGCACCAGAGGAAGATATACAGGATGCTGTCATAATTGATGGTGAAACTTTCGATGTTGACGCTGAACTTGGATTAAAAGAGGAAGATAAGTTTGACGATGACTGAAACAGCGGTGGATTTCACTGAAGAAGAGGTTCAACAGATGTTGAGCAGCTTGGATCAGTATACTTCAGACGAAATTGTAGAGATCGACCGCCTTGTTGACGAATTAAGCACCAGAAAAAATAATACAGCGGCCTATAATGACCTGATTGAGTTCTGTAAACGTATGCAGCCTGATTATATTGTCGGGAAGCACCATAGGATGCTCGCAAATATGCTCATGGACATTGCAGAGGGCAAAAAAGACCGTATTTGTGTCAATATACCCCCCAGACACGGTAAATCGCAGCTTGTTTCCATATTTTTTCCCGCGTGGTTTCTGGGTAGGAACCCTAATAAGAAGGTTATGATGGTGTCGCACACCACTGATCTGGCGGTAGACTTTGGACGTAAGGTACGTAACTTGATATCTACTGAAGAGTATAATTCTATATTCCCCACAGTGAAGTTAGCAATAGATTCTAAGTCTGCCGGACGTTGGAATACCAATTCAGGAGGTGAGTATTATGCGTGCGGTATTGGTTCCTCTATTGCTGGTCGCGGTGCTGACCTCTTGCTCGTTGACGATCCCCATTCCGAACAAGATGTCATTAACGGAAATTTTGAAGTCTTTGAAAAAGCATACGAATGGTTCACCTTCGGAGCGCGTACACGATTAATGCCGGGAGGTCGTGTGGCTATAATCCAGACCAGATGGCATATGGATGACCTGACAGGACGGGTCGTGCGGGACATGGGACAGAACGAACGGTCTGACCAGTATGATGTGGTCGAGTTTCCAGCCATATTGGACGTAGTAAATAAAAAAACCAAGAAGCCAGAACAGAAACCATTATGGCCTGAGTTCTTTGACCTTAACGCGTTACTGCGTACCAAGGCATCTATGCCTGCGTTTCAGTGGAATGCGCAATATCAACAACAACCCACCGCAGAAGAAGCCGCGCTTATCAAACGTGATTGGTGGAACGAGTGGACTAGCGACACACCCCCTACCTGCGAGTATGTTATAATGTCTTTAGACGCAGCCGCAGAAACCCACAATCGCGCTGACTACACAGCGCTTACAACGTGGGGCGTGTTTATGAATGAAGAAGAAAGCGCGTACCACATAATACTACTAAACAGCATAAAACAACGTTTAGAGTTTCCAGAACTTAAAAATCTTGCTATGGAAGAGTATGCGGAATGGGAACCAGATGCATTTATTGTAGAGAAGAAGAGCGCAGGTACAGCCCTATACCAAGAAATGCGGCGTATGGGTTTACCTGTTCAAGAGTATACACCACACAGAGGTTCAGGAGATAAACTAGCACGTCTTAATTCTGTAGCAGACATTGTAGCATCGGGTATGGTATGGGTTCCTCAGACTCGTTGGGCAGAAGAAGTAATAGAAGAGATTGCTGGATTTCCGTTTGCGAGCCATGATGACTTAGTGGACTCTACCGTGATGGCGCTCATGCGTTTTAGGCAAGGAGGCTTCATCACACTACCTAGTGACGAGCCAGAAGAGCAACGATACTTTAAGCAACGGCGTAGCGGATTTTATTAAGAGGTAACAACATGGCAGTAGAAAAAGGCTTATACAAAGCACCGGATGGAATAGACGAAGAATCTCCAGAATCTGAACTAGAGATTGAAGTCGTTAATCCTGATATGGTTACTCTTGATGATGGTAGCATGGAGATAACTATTATCCCTGATGCTGACGAGTCAGACCTTATGCCGTTTGATGGCAACCTAGCTGAAGCGCTTGATGAAGGGCAGCTCGCAGGGCTATCAGAAGATCTGCTTGGGTTGATTGACGCTGATACTGAGAGTCGCAAAGAATGGGCAGATACGTTTGTTAAAGGTCTAGATGTACTGGGCTTTAAATATGAAGAACGTACAGAGCCGTGGGACGGCGCTTGCGGCGTGTATTCCACAGTGCTTGCCGAGGCTGCTATCCGGTTCCAAGCAGAGACAATGTCTGAGACGTTTCCTGCAGCTGGACCTGTTAAGACAAAGATTCTAGGCCAAGAGACTAAAGATAAAGAAGAAGCAGCGGCTCGTGTCAAAGCTGATATGAACTACGAGTTGACCGAGACTATGGTTGAGTACCGTCCAGAACATGAGCGGCTACTCTACAGTCTTGGGCTAGCTGGGTCCGCGTTCAAGAAAGTCTACTTTGACCCTAATCTAGGTCGTCAGGTAGCTATCTATATCCCTGCAGAAGACGTGATAATTCCTTATGGCGCAAGTCATATAGAGACTGCAGAACGTGTAACTCACGTAATGCGCCGCACAAAGAATGAGATTAAAAAGCTGCAGGCCGCAGGGTTCTACAGAGATGTAGACCTTGGAGACCCACAACCGTACCACAGTGATATTGAGAAACGTAAAGCAGAAGAGGGTGGGTTCTCTCTCACCGATGATGATCGTTACGCTGTTTACGAGGTTCATGCCGATTTGATTATAGAGGGCGTGGACGAAGATGAAGACGACATTGCCAAACCGTACGTAGTTACTATTGAGCGTAGCACTAATGAGGTATTGTCTATTCGCCGTAACTGGAACCCTGATGATGAGCTAATGCTTAAACGCCAGCACTTCGTACATTACGTGTATGTGCCGGGATTTGGGTTCTACGGACTTGGATTAATCCATATCATTGGTGGTTACGCTAAAGCAGGTACATCGCTGATTCGTCAGCTTGTCGACGCAGGCACACTGTCTAACCTGCCCGGCGGTCTGAAGTCTCGCGGTCTGCGTATCAAAGGTGATGATACTCCTATTGAACCGGGAGAATGGAAGGATGTTGATGTACCGTCAGGGTCTATCCGTGACAATATCATGCCACTCCCATACAAAGAGCCATCACAGACACTCTTAGCGTTGTTGAATCAAATCACAACTGAGGGACGTAGACTTGGTGCTATCAGTGATATGAACATCTCTGATATGTCTGCTAATGCTCCTGTGGGTACAACACTAGCGCTTCTAGAGCGCACGTTGAAGCCTATGGCAGCTGTACAGGCTCGTGTTCATTATGCCATGAAGCAAGAGTTTAAGATGCTCAAAGCTATAATGGCAGAGTATGCTCCTACCGAATACAACTACCAACCTACACGTGGAGAAGTTACTGCGCGTCAAGCTGACTATATGATGGTGGACGTGATTCCTGTTAGCGACCCTAACAGTTCTACTATGGCGCAGCGGGTGGTTCAGTATCAAGCAGTGCTACAGATGTCACAGTCTGCACCGCAGATATACGACCTACCACAGTTACACAGGCAGATGATTGAAGTTCTTGGGGTGAAGAACGCGGATAAACTTGTCCCTATAAAAGACGACATGAAACCCGCAGATCCTGTTAGTGAAAACATGGCGGCACTTATTGGTAAGCCTATGAAGGCGTTTATCTACCAAGATCACGAGGCACACATTGGCGCTCATATGTCGTTCATGCAAGACCCATCGGTTATGGGTGCTATAGGACAGAACCCGCAAGCGCAACAGATCATGGCATCCCTGCAGGCTCATATTGCAGAACATCTCGGGTTCAAGTATCGCAAGGATATTGAAGAGAAGCTTGGCGCGCCACTACCAGCACCAAACGAAGAGCTTCCAGAAGAGATCGAAGTGCAGCTTGCGCGGGTTGTTGCAGAGGCAGG